CATGCAGTAAAGGAGGCGGATCATGCCTGATGTTAGTTATGCGGACGTGATCCGCACTGTAAATGGAATTTTGAAAGAAATGTATCCTAAAATCACACGATACGGCAATGACACTGTTGATAAAGCAGTGCCGCCGTATTTTTTTGTGGAATGCGTACCGGCCGGAGTGAACCGGCAGACTCGCAACATGCTGCACAAAACCTGTTCCGTGCTTATCACCTATGTTCAGAGAGTTCCGGATCAGCTGGACAACCTGACAAAGGCCGATGAGATAGAAAATCGTCTGGGTATGCTGCTTCCGATTGGCGGCAGGCAGCTCAGGGTGCTCAGGTATTCGCACGAATACATTGGGGATACGAACAATATTTTGCAGATATCCTTTGGACTGGACTGGTGGGAAAACACCCAGGAACCGGAGACTGGTGAAAAAATGGAACATCTGCATACCGAACTGACAACGAAAGGAGATTCAAATGGCTAAATTATTATCGCCGAGCATTTCTATTACCTTTGTCGAGAAGGCAGCCAGCCTGATCGAGAGGGGATCCCGTGGAATTGTGGCACTGGTGTTAAGAGATGCCAGTGTAAGCAGTACACCGAAATCTTACACGATCCGGGACGTGTTCAACATCCCGACAGAATTATCGGAAACCAATGCAGGCTACATTAAAGACTGCCTGATTGGCTATAGCAAGGCACCGTTAAAGGTGATTGTGTATGTGATGCCCGTAAAAGGAGAGCAGGATACACAGCTGTATGCGGATATGATGGAGTACCTGGAAACAGAAGTTTTCCAGTGGCTGGCTATTCCGACTGTTGAGACGGATGGAAAGACCGCTGACATTATTTCCTGGGTAAAAACTCAGAGACAGAACGATATCATGGTTAAGGCGGTACTTCCGAATGCGGATGCGGCGGATTGCGAGGGCATCATAAACTGGACGTCCTCTTTTTACCATGTGAAAACGGCAGATGGGAAGTCTACTGTACAGGAGTGCACACCGGAGCAGTGCACGCCGCGAATTGCCGGGCTGCTGGCTGGAACTGATCTGACAATCAGCGCAACCTATGCGCCATTAACGGATTTCGATGATACTTCCAGACTGAACAAGGAAGACCGCGATGCAGCTGTTGGTGCCGGAAAGCTGATTGCTATCTGGGACGGTGAGAAAGTGAAGCTGGACCGCGCAGTTACCTCTTTTGTGACCACAACTGGAACTAAAGGTGATTCCTTTAAGAAAATCAAACTGGTTGAGTGCATGGACATGATCAAAACAGACATCCAGTCCACGGTCCAGGACAGTTATATCGGTAAATATGCAAACAGCTATGACAACAAGTGCCTGCTGATTACTGCCATCAACAGCTATTTCAAGACTCTGGTCAATGAGGGAGTGATTGAATCCGGAACTGCAGAAATTGACATTACTACCCAGCGCACTTATCTGGAAGGCCTGGGTAAGGATGTAACCGTAAATGGCAGTACCAAGAAGCCTGCAGACCTGTCGGACGATGAGGTAAAGGTTGCAAATACCGGTTCCCATGTGTTCCTGCGCGCAACAGTTGTGCTGATGGATGCAATCGAGGACGTTGACCTTATTATCAATGTGTAGGAGGTAAGAAATGAGACAGTTTGAAGCAAATCAGGTTATTAACGGCACCTTCGGCGATGCCTGGGTAGATGATGACTACCTGGGCGAGATCATTTCCGGAAAGCAGAGGTTGGAGTCACATACAGTGATATTTCCCGTGCCCGCCATCTGATCAATGGAAAGAAAATGAGCAAGGCAGAGGGAAAGGGATCTGTAAAACTGCATCATGTAAGAACCAACATCGCGAAAAAGATGTCTGATGCCATCAAAAGCGGCAGGACGCTCAGCGTGAAGATTATCATGCGCCTGGGGGATCCGGACGCGTTAGGCGCGGAGCGAGTGGTTTTGTATGGCTGTAAGTTCAACAAGGCAACGCTGATGGATTGGGAAGCTGAGAAGGAAACCGAGGAGTCCTATGATTTCACGTTTGAGGATTGGGATTTCCTGGATTTGATTATTGCGTAAAGGAGAAAAAGCGATGGGAATTGTATCAATTGATACGCTGATGAAGATTGACAGGGGCCTCATTACAGAGGTACCAACTAAGGAAGTGCGCGCAAAGCGCCTGTCCAAGATTGCGGGAACTGATGTGGTTGTAAAAATTAAGGCGCTGTCTGGGAATACTTTTGCTAGCTTGTTAGCAACGTCAAAGGATAAAAAAGACAGAATTGACGCATCCAAACTCTATAAAGCACAGAGCCTGATTGTTGCAGAGGGCGTGCAGGAGCCATCGTTGAAGAACCAGGAACTGCAGACGCATTTTGGCGCCGCAAGCCCGGCGGAACTTGCGACAATATTGTTTCCGGGGGGCGAGTTGATCGATATTTACAGCGAAATTGCGACTCTTTCTGGATACGGAGATGATGAGGACACGGATGAAGAGGTAAAAAACTTGTAGAGACCGATGTTGATTTCCAGTTAATGTATTACCTTTTTTGTAATCATGACTGGGAACCATCGGTTTATTACGATGCACATGAATCCGATAAGCGAGTCATTCACGCCTTTGTCAAAATGGAAGCGGAGCATATCAAAGAACTTCAGGACACTATAGGAGGATAGCATGCTAAGACTTGAATTTAAAGGCGCTGATGAGTTGGCGGCAGACATGAAAGTACTTATAGAGGAATCGCCGAAAGAGTTACTGAATGCGTTGTTTAACGTTGCTGAAAAATTTAATAATGATGTTAACGTTAAAATGCCGGGGAAATACAAGGATCGAATAAAAAAATGGAATGTTAGGGGAGCAATAGGAACGAATGGACCATTTGTGACAAGTACAAACAAAGCACCCCATTTTCATTTAGTTGAAAACGGTCATGCAAAGTATGACTTTCATGGCCGTTTTACAGGTGGTTTTGTCCCTGGGCGTCATTATGCAGAGCAGACGCGTCAGGAGTATCAAGAGAAATATCCAGAATTAATGTTGGATGAGATTAGCTACTTGCTTACACGACGTTTCTTTAGGCGATGAGGGTGAAATATGGCAAAGAAAGATGTAGATGTACGGTTTAATTTAATTGACAATTTCCCCGCTTCTTTTAAGAAACCGTTGGAGACACTAACAGCCGGAACCAAAAAGGCACAGAATGCATGGAAGAGTGTGGAAAAATTCGGCAATGGAA